AAAACGAAATTGAAAGCCGTGAACTAAAACGACAAATGAAATAATATGAACTACTTCGACATAATAGACAAACTAAAAACACACTTTGAAAACGATGAACTTATAAACACCGTTACACAAGGAGATATTTTTGACGTGGACTTAAATAAACAGAATATTTATCCACTAATACATTTAATCGTAAACAATGCCACGTTTGAAGAGAACGTAATTAGATACAACATAAGTATTTTGGCTATGGATATTACAGACATATCAAAAGACGAAACCACAGATAAATTCGATGGCAACGACAACGAACTATATGTATTAAATACTATGATGGCAGTATTGAACAGAGTGTATGAATTATTAAGAAGAGGCACTTTATACACGGATGCTTTTCAAGTAGATGGAAGTCCAACGGCAGAATTCTTTACAGAAAGGTTTGAGAATAAACTTGCAGGAGCAACATTGACCTGTGATATTTTAATTGGCAATTCAATGACTATATGTTAGAAAATGTCCAAGACATATTAGACGATTTTAAATCAAATGTAATTCGTGAAGCTAAAAAGAACTTGGCTTCGCAAAGCACGTCTGGTAAGTTACGAGATAGTTTAAAGGGGTATGTTAAAGAATCTAAAAATAGTATACAAGTAAGCTTTGAAATGGAAGAATACGGATTCTTTCAAGACAGAGGGGTTAAGGGTAAGAAAAGTGGCAAAAGTTTGGATGGCTACAAATACACGAATAAAATGCCACCAGCAAAAGCCTTTGATAAATGGAGTGTAAGAAAAGGAATAGCACCAAGAGATAAAGAGGGAAAATTTATAAAACGTAAATCTTTAAACTTTTTAATAGCACGAAGCATATTTAACAAAGGAATAAAGCCAACACTTTTTTTTACAAAACCATTTGAAAAATACTATAAAAGATTGCCTAAAGAATTAACTGAAAAGTATGCACTTGATATGGTAAACTTATTTAATACGATCACAGACGAAAACTTTAAAAAACTAAAATGAATTTATCAAGAAGTCCTTATATATTTGAAGTGGATGATGCCACACAAACAGGAAGCAAAATAGAATTATATTTGTGGAATACTGGAAGCCAACCAGCAAGTCCACAATACACACTTTCAAAATTAATTCCTGCATCTAACAACACGAAAACTTTTTATAATATTTCGCCTTATGTAAGAGAATATTACAACATAACAAAGTGGCAAGATATTTATAATACTTATGATGTTGACATAAACACGGACTACAAAGTGAATTATCACGTTGACGTTTATAATCTAATTGGTGGCACTTATGTATTGAACGTATCAGAAAGTGAAACAGGCGAATTTATGGATGGTTATTCTTACTATATGGATGGGCAAAATAAACCATTTGAAGAAACCGTTCTATTGTCAGAGGGTACTTACTATTACAATCACGATACAACTTTGGCTTCAAGCAGACCAGATAATATGGCAGGAAGTTTTGATGTTATCGGAAACATAAACGACAAAATAATATACACTAATTCTATTACAGGAGTTCAACAACCTTACACCTTTACAACAGATGGAATAAAAACATTTGCAAGAGTTTACGAGCCGTTCTTGGCAGATGGCAACAAGGTAGAACATAAAGATGGTTTAGGTGCGTTATTATGGGAGGGTTATTTTAAGCCACAATGTGAGCCGAAGTATAGTCCTGTAGCAGTAGACTTTATTAATCGGTTTGGAAGTTGGGCAAGAATTTGGTTTATGAAAGTAAAGAAAAGAAACATAAGCGTTAAAACGAATGAATACAAATTTAATCCAGGTTCGTCACCATACTTGCCAGAAGATAGCGGACAAATAAAAGATTTTAATATAAACGGAACTGAAACAATCAAACTAAATACAGGATGGGTTAATGATTTGTATGGAGAATATATCCAAGAAATGATGTTAAGCGAAAGAATCCATTTGTTAGATTACGAGGTAAACACGGACTACAATCCTGTAGTGATTAAAACAAAATCTTTAGAGAAACAAGTAGGCATAAACAACGGAATGATTAATTACGAATTAGAGTTTAATTTTGCTTACGATATGATTAACACGGTAGTCTAATGAGAACGGTACAAGTATACATAGAGGGGCAAAGACTTGATTTATTCAAAGACGAAATAGTAAGCGTTACAAGTAAGCAGCAAGATGTTCAAGACATCAGCAAAGTGTTTACGGACTATTCACAAAGTTTTAGTGTTCCAAGTACACCAAAAAATGATTCTATATTTCAACACTTTTACCAAAACGATGTAAATAGCACAATAGATCACAACATCCGAAGAAATGCCTATATTGAAATAGACTTAACAACATTTAGAACAGGTACTATAAGTCTTGAAAAATCGGAAGTAAAAAACAACCAAGCGTATTCGTATCAGATTACTTTTTATGGAGATATTGCAAATCTAAAAACTAAATTTGCAGACGATAAGCTTCAAGACTTAACACTTCTTAACATATATTCACACAATTATACAGGAACAGAAGTAAAAAACAGAATAATAGACGGCACTACAAATTACGTTGTACGTTATCCTTTAATATTTAATAGAGATATAACTTATGAAACAGGTGGAAGTACAGATATAAGTCCAATTGGAAGTGGAAGTGTAGAGTATAATGAGTTATTTCCTGCCGTAAGATTAGCTGCTTTATTTGGTGCTATTCAAGGTAGATACGGAGTAACATTTGAAGGCACTTTTTTAACAGATAAGAGATTTCAAAATGCGTATTTGTATTGTAAAAATAGTGAAGATTTTACTTTTAATACAAATCCAAAAACAATAGATTTAACAAGTGGAAGTACAGATCCAAATAATGATAATACAACGGCTGTATATACTGACTTTTTTAGTTTGGCAGATGACACTTTAAATTATCAATTTACACCTTTTGCTACTGCTTTTCCAAATATTACTAATGTAGAAAATATTTATTTTTTTAATCACGAAGTTTATTTGTATGTAACAAGTGTAAGTGATATTTCAACAACCTACATTATTGATATTCTTTTAAACAATCAAGTAGTTCAAACAATAGAACAACAGGGAGCAGATGGTTGGCAAATAGCTATAGATAGTAATGAATCTACATTAAATAAACAATATTCTTTTAGAGTAAGAGCTGCTGAAGCTTTAACAATGGGGTTTAAAATAATATATTCGCAAAATTCAGTAGTTGCTACGGCTACTCAAAATTATGATGTTGTACAAAACACTTATATAGCAACAGGAACAACAATTCTAACAAATGACATAAGCATCTTAAACTATGTTCCAGATATGAAAGTATCTGATTTTTTTACAGGTATTTTAAAGATGTTTAATTTAACTTGCTATGGAATTTCAGAGGGTGTATTTCAAGTTGAGCCGTTAGACGATTGGTATGCGAAAGGTGCAGTTGTAGACATCACGGAATACACAGATATTAAAAGCATAAACATTGATAGACTTAAATTATACAAGACCATTGAATTTAACTATCAAGAATCAGAAAGTGCTACAAATACAATATTTAAAAATCTTACAGGTCGTGGCTATGGAAACACGAAGAACACTTTTGATTATGATGGTGGAGCTTTTAAAGTAGAATTGCCTTTTGAAAATATGCTAATGCAAAGATTTCAAGGAACGAATTTGCAAGTAGGCGAAACAATAAATCAAGACGGAAATAAGTACGTTCCTAAACCTATGATAATTTATCAATATGAAGAATTAGCACAAGATTATAGGTTTACAGATGAAACAAGTACAAGCACTTTAACAGAGTATGTTCCTTTCGGACAAGATGTAAATGTATTAACTCAAAATTTTACACTTAATTTTAATGCAGATATAAGCAGTCTTACAAACATAGCAGAACAGAATACACTTTTTAAAACATACTATGCAGGATATTTGCTTAATCTATTCAATCTAAAGAATAGAAGAACAACCGTAAAAACGAATCTACCTGTAAGCTTACTTACTAATCTTCGTTTAAATGACCGTGTAAAAATTATAGATAAAAGATACATTATAGAATCAATGAAATCTAATCTAAATACTGGAGATGTAGATTTTGTTTTGATAAATGATTTTAGACCACTACTTCCAGAAGTTACAATCTCGCAACCTATTAAACCAAGTAATGTAGCACAATGTGTTGACGTTAGAATATTATTTCCTAATGGAGTAGTACAAGCAGATGTAACTTGTAGCAATCCAAGTGTAACAATTACACCAAGCACTTTAACAAGTGAGGGAACGGTTGAGGTATGTATTCCAGACAATCCAAACACTACAACGGTATTAAAAACGGAAGACAATGCAGACTACATAAACACGGAAGACTTGGACAGAGTAAGAACAGAGGGTGGAACTATTGAACTATACACTTTAGTTGTTACTTATACATTCAGTAATGGAACACAAACAAGCAACCAAATATTTATCCAACAACAACCATAATGATCAAGAACATAGTAGACTTATTGGCAATAGACGATTTTTATAATGGCAGCTACAACGTACAAGTGGCGAAAGGATTATATAGTTATGAAACAGGAGTGAAAGAAATTTATAAGCAAAAGAAAAGAATGAACTTGTTAAAAACACGAAATAAAGAAACACTCAAATGGCTGAAAAAAGAACTATAAACATAGACATTAATTCTAATGCTTCAGAAGCAGAAAAAGATTTTAAGTCGTTTAATAAAGCAGTAGACGAAACAACAAAAAGTGCAAAAAATTTAGATGCCACTTTTGAGGAGGTTTATGGAGAATTGCAACCACTTACTACAAGAATGGGCGAAGCTGAAGATCGTCTTTACGAGTTAGCACTTGCAGGAGATACGGCTTCAAAAGAATATCAAGAACTATTAACTAAAGTAGGAGAATAT